GATTGCACCAGGCGCAGCGCCTGGCTAACCCACTGTCGGGCGGTAACACGGCTGGCTTTACTGAAATTGCCGGCAACGGCGCTGCACCTGGTGCAATCGGTGCGAATCCTGCCGCGCAAGCCGTCGAGGAACGCCTCCGTTCTTTGCTCGCCCAGCCGTTGGTCATTGAAGTGCGTACTGACTCGAACATGATCCAGGCCGAGGTTGAACGCCGAACCAACATTCAGATGAGGCGCGGCGGATGAGCTGGGCAGAGAACCTGCTGGACGGCTCTTTCCGTGGCGTCCCGCTCCAGGTCGAAAGCGAAAGCCTGCAATGGCAACGCGCTCTGTCCGAGCATGGAACGCCGTTCAAAGATGGCGACCGGGTCAAAGACCTGGGCCGTGGTGCGCGGCGCATCCCCATGCAAGTGGTGGTGTTCGGCGTCAACTATGAAATCGAACTCCAGAACATCCTCCGTACCCTGAATACACCAGGTACGGGCGAGCTGATCCACCCGATCTACGGCAGCATGAACGTCGTCAGCAGCACAGGCGAGGTCAAACACCATGCCGAACGACCGGACTATGCCGAGATCAGCATCGTGTTTGTGGAAGACACCCCCGATGCGCCTTTCTTTGAACGGCAGTTTGAGTTCGTCGATATCGGCGTGTTGGGGCTGGAGGATGAATACACCTGGCAGGATGGCATCTTCGACCTGTTCGGCCGCATTGATTCCCTGGTCGGCGAAATTCAGTCGTGGATCGGCGGGGGCTGGGTTGGCCTGATCGAAAAGGCACTTGGCTTGCCTGGCATTGGTCTGCGCCTGCAACAACTGCGCTCGCAGATCCTCGGTGTTGTTTCCGGCGTTGGGTCGATGGCCAAGAGGCCGTCAGGGGCATTTGATCCCCTGGTCGACCTGATGCGTACACCCTCGGAAATCCGGGGCGCTATCCAGGGCAGCACGCCGAGTTCGTCGACTGCGCTGCTCGCTCGTACTGGCGTGCCCGCGGCCTTACCAGGCAATGCCAGCCTGACGGCAGATGCTGCGCGTGCGGGCGCGGGCTTTTTGATCGGTGCGCGCCAGGGTGTGGCTCCAACTGTCGGGCCGCTGATCGATGGCGCCCCCACTATTCCAGGTAGCATTCTGGTACTGCTGCCCGACGGCATGCCGGATGATCCTGTGGCCGCTAGCGGTTTCGCCCTGGTCGTACTGGTCATTACCGAACTGGCGTTGGCTCACGCCCAGACGGTGGCCGCCGTCATTGAGGACGAAGCCGATACGCCGACCTTGAGCCCACTGGAACTGGAGGGACTGGTTAACCTGGTACGCTCCCTGGTGCAGTCTTCCATCCTGTTGCAACGTCACCTCTACGACGTGGAGACCGCCCGGCCGATCATTGAGGCGTTGCGCAACGTCGCCGCATTGATCCAGGCCCGCGCTCGCCAGGTCATTTTGCAAAGCCCGCCGATGCTGGAACGTGTGGTTGAGACTCCGGCAAGCCTGCGTCTGTTGGCCCACCGCTGGTACGGCGATCATACCCGTGCCGCCGAGTTGGTCCGTTTAAATCCCGACCTGAAAACCCCGCATAACATTGAAGCTGGTGAGGTGCTGCGTGCCTACGCCAAGTAACGTCCAGGACGAATCCATACGCCTGTCCATTGGTGGCCTGGCGCATGAAGAGTGGGACGGCTGGTCAATTGAGTCGGACCTGCTAACCGCTGCTGACGGTTTCGAGTTGGAGCTGTACACCAAGAACTCTACACGCTTGCCAAGCGTGCTGGCCGAGGGTGCGCCTTGCTCGTTGACCTTGGGTAAAGATCGCGTGTTGACCGGCCAGATCGACGAGTTTGAACACGACATCTCCCGTCAGGGTATTTCCATGCGTATCACCGGCCGGGACCGTTCGGCGCCCCTGGTCGACTGTTCGGCACCGTTCGTTTCGATGCGCGAAGCCACGTTGGCGCAGATCCTGGATCAGGTCGTAAAGCCGCTGGGCATCACTCAAATAGAGATTCGTGCCGCCCAGGCCAAGACCAGGCGCCGCGTTCAGGTTGAACCTGGTCAAAGTGCGTGGGAGGCGTTGCTCCAAGTTGCCGAAGCCAACGGCTTGTGGCCCTGGGTCGAGCCCGACGGCCGCTTGATCATTGGCGGGCCTGATTACAACGCCGCGCCAGTGGCCACGCTGATCCTCCGGGAAGACGGCGTCGGCAATAACGTGGAGCGTCTCAGCGTAAGGCGCTCAATTGCCAACCGTTACAGCCAGATCACCGTCCTGGGCCAACACGGCCAGTACGACAATGACGGCCTGGACACCAAGCGTTCCCACCTGCGTTCTGTCATCCAGGACGAAACCCTGGCTCGGCGCGGGATCTTCCGGCCGAAGGTGATCATCGACAGTTCCAGCGAGAACCAGGACATGGCGACGACTCGGGCGCGCAAGCTGCTGGCTGACAGTCGCCTGGAGGGTTTCGAGATCCGCGCCGTGGTCATGGGCCACCGTGCCGACAACGGCCAAGTGTGGAACCCAGGCCAGCGCGTGATTGTGCGTAGCCAGCCTCATGGGCTGGACGCCACTTACTTCCTGATGGCCCGCACCTTGCGCCTGACTCGGGGTCAAGGGGCGATAACCGAGCTGCGGTTGCGGGAAGATAAAATGTGGGTGCTCGACGGCAACCCCACCAAGAAGCGCAAGGGTAAGAAAGCAAACCCGGATGCGGCGTTTATCGAAATGATCAAGGGACTCTGATGAGCAACATGGCGCGCCTGGTGCGCGAGCAGATCGGCCGGGCAATGATGAACGTTCGCCAGGCCTTTCGGGGTACGGCTGCGCGTAACACTCATGGCACGTTGATTGGCATTGAAATGGAAGGGCTTGCGGGCGAGTCGGTTTCCGGCGAACTGATGCAGCACTACGGGTTCAGCTCGGGGCCGTTGCCGGGCGCTGAATTTATCGCGATTCCTGTGGGAGGCAACAGCAAACATACGGTTGTTGTAGCCAGCGAGGACGGGCGTTATCGGGTAGTGGTCAAGGATGGCGAGGTGGCGCTGTATACCGATGAGGGCGACCGAATCCATATGAAGCGTGGTCGGTTGATTGAAATCGAAACCGACACACTGGTGGTCAAAGCCAAGACCAAGGTCCGCTTTGAAACGCCCTTGGTGGAGCTATCTGGGAATTTACAAGTCGAAGGTAGCATCAAGGCTAATGTCGAGATATCGGACCATTCGCGAACGATGCAAGCAGACCGAGATATCTATAACCAGCATGCCCATGGTGGAGGCCCCAAGCCGTCGCCAAGTCAGTGAATTTCTGTTATTCCTCCTGTATGAAAAGGAGGAACCGTTAATGGATATTGCTAAATGTACACTTGATGGCGTCGAATACTATGCGTCGAAATTCGCCAAGCTTCCGTCATCCGAGCTTGCTTCAAAACGACGGAACTTGGTCTGCACTAGATGCGGTACCAGAGCATTGTTCGTTAAAGAGGCCAAGAGCGGACAGGGTCCGCATTTTCGTGCGCGCCCTCATCCTAATTGCTCGTTAGCGGCCCCCGAGTCTGAAAGGGGCGAAGGCGGCGGAGATGAAAAAGACATCTTGCATAACCCAGGCGATCATATCGTTCTTGATCTCAAGTACGGTCAAGCTGACCAAGTCAACGGTGATCCAGGCGTTGGTGGCAAGGGAGGCTCCAGCGGAGGGCGGTACAACGGAGTAGGTGGTCGGAAGAACTCTGTATCACACAGGCGTCTCAGACCAATTCTCAGAAACTTGATTTACTCAGAAGCATTTCGCCAATCTGAACAGACGATTGAGCTACCCGACGTAGGGACTTATCGTGTCAAAGACTTGTTTCTGAACTTCTCAGACGTAACTGATGACCATGTCGGAGAGTTCAAAGGTTTCTGGGGTGATATTCTCGACACCAAACAAGGGTACATGGGGCCTCAGTGGATCAATACTGGATTCAAGGACGATGTCAGCGTTTTGATAGCTCACGAAGACTTAAAGCCTTTCCTTGCCCACCACAAGGTAACTACGGCACAGCTGGACGGTATGCATTTTTTAGTTTTCGGCAAGCTCGGTAAATCAGCTAAGAACGGAAAGCTATGGATACGTCCAAAAGGGATTGAATTCACCGCGCTGCTTGGGGAATCTTAAACCCCCCTGAAACACACTCCTCGCCAATAGGCCTGCACCATGCATCCCCATGGACGCAGGCATAAACCCAACCACTGGCGACTTGACGGGCCAGCGTATCAATACGCTGGGCAACGCCGTTTATATCCGCCTCATGACACCCCTCGGCACTTGGTGGAAAGACACCACCGTGGGCTCCCGCCTGCATGAGCTGAAACGCTCCAAAGACCTGCCTCGGGTCGGCAAACTCGCCAAGCAATACGCCGAACAAGCGCTCCAGCCGCTGCTCGATGACGGCCGGGCCCAGGACATCACCATCACCGTCGAGCAGCCCCACAACGGCTGGCTCAACCTGCAAATCGACATCACCGACGCCACCGGCAATCCGCAGGTGTTTCGCCAACCTGTAAGAGTGAATTGACATGGCCTTTTTCGGTCGCTCCTTGGACGCCATTCTGCGGGACATCCTGCGTGATATTCGCAACCTTCAAGCCGAGGCCGATATCGGCCCGGACAGCGACAACTACGTCCGATCAGCGGCTGTAGCGTCTGCTATCGAAGGCCTCTATCAGAAACTGGCCTGGCTCTATCGGCAGATATTCCCGGATACCGCCGACGAAGACGAACTGGTCCGCACGGCCGCGCTTCGTGGTGTCTTGCGCAAAGCCCCAGTAGCGGCAACCGGCACCGCAGGTTTAAAGGGCACACTCGATGTCGAGCTGCTGGTCGGCGCGACCTTGAAGCACGTTGTGACGGGTGAGCTGTTCACCGCCAAATCTGGCGCGAAGATTGGCACCGATGGCACCGCTACAGTGCTGGTCGAGGCTCAGACCGTCGGAACAGCTCTCAATGACCTAACCGGCGCCCTGATTCTTACCAGTCCGCCCCTCGGCATGGATGCGGCTGCGGCATTCACCGGTAAGACCGAGGGCGGCGAAGATCAGGAAAAAATTGAATCCCTTCTGGCGCGCTACCTGGACATTCTCCAATCGCCCCCGGCTGGCGGTGCCGATTACGACTACCGCCGTTGGGCGCTGGAGGTGGAAGGCGTCGCCGACGCTCTGGTTATCCCTCGGCGACGTGGTGGCGGCACTGTTGATATCGTCATCACTGCCAGCACAGGTGCGCCTTCAGCCGAGGTAATCGCTGCCTGTCTGGCACACATACAAAACCAGTGCTCAGTCATTGTCGATGTGTGGGTCTACGCACCAACAGAACGAACCGTCGATTCTACCGCCAAGGTCGAACTTGCCCCGGACTTCACGCTGGCGGACGTGCAGGCGGCGGCGCAGAAGGCCTACAACATTCTCTTGGGCGCTTTGAAGCCGGGAGACACCCTCAAGCGCTCCCAGATTGAAGCGATGATCAACAACCTGGCCGGTGTGCTGGATCGGTCCGTCACCGCTCCGGCCGGAAACGTCAAGGCGTCTGACGATCCATCCTTGATTGGCTGGATTCGCCCTGGGGTCATCGCGTTGGGGCTCATGGAATGACCACGCTCGCTGATCAACTCCGGCTGTTGCTGCCTCCGGTTTCTTATGACGGTTCAGCACCATACCTCTCGGCCACCATTGAGGCCGAGGCAAATGCCATGGACTTGGTCGATGCCCAAGCAGGCATGGTTTACAACGCCATTTTTCCTGACTCGGGTGAAGGTCTGGCCGATTGGGAGCGGGTGCTGGCCCTGCCTGACCCTTGTCTGGTGGGTCAAGCACAGACGGTCGGTCAACGCGTGCAAGCCGTTGTCAGCAAGCTGCAAGGTCGTGCTGGGCAGAGCAAACCTTTTTTCATCGCCTTGGCTAAGGCTATGGGCTATGACATCACCATCACCACCTTTAGGCCAGCCCGAGCAGGGATTGCGAGTGCGGGTGACCCTCTCAATGGTGGCGAGTGGAACTACACCTGGCGCGTCAATGCTCCCGCCGTGACAACCAGTCATGCCCGAGCTGGCATTGCTGGGGCAGGCGATCCGCTATCTGCATGGGGGAATAGAGCCCTCGAATGCCGATTACGTCAGTTGATGCCAGCCGAATCCATTTTGCTGTTTGGTTACGGAGACAATTAATGCAAAAGATCAGTGATAGCACCAGTACGGCAAATGCCGATGGTGAATACACCGAAGGAAATCCAGGGGCGGGGGTTGATGCCACACTTATAAAGGCGCGGTGGCTGAATACAATTCAGCGTGAGCTAATCAACCTTATTGCAGGAGCTGGTATACCTTTGGATGGGGCGGACGACAGCCAGGCACTGAAGGCTGTCTCCCGTCTAGCAGCTTCTGCTGCCGAGTTCCCAAACATCACCAAAAAACCTGACACGCTGGCGGGATACGGCATTGTCGATGCCTATACGAAGACTGAGGCAGGCCAATCGTTCGCCAGTCGGGCCGCCACCCTAGCGGGTTACAACATTACAGATGCGTATACCGTTACCCAGGTTGACGGTCTTTTGTCAGGCAAAGCGGGCCGTGCTACGACGCTGGCGGGATACGGCATTGTTGATGCCTATACAAAGACTGAGGCAGGCCAATCGTTCGCCAGTCGGGCCACCACCCTAGCGGGTTACAACATTACAGATGCGTATACCGTTACCCAGGTTGACGGTCTTTTGTCAGGCAAAGTGGGCCGCGCTACGACGCTGGCGGGATACGGCATTGTCGATGCCTATACGAAGACTGAGGCAGGCCAATCGTTCGCCAGCCGGGCCGTCACCCTAGCGGGTTACAACATTACAGATGCGTATACCGTTACCCAGGTAGACGGACTACTGGCTGGAAAGGCAAGTAAAGCGGCGGCGACAGAATCGTTCGCGGGCATCATTGCCATTTCAACCCAGAACCAGACCAATGCTGGTATTGATGATGCGACAAGCATCACTCCTAAGAAGATGCGCGCAGGCTTCCTTTCAAGCTTTACCGCGAACGGCTTTATCGCATTTCCGACGTGGTTGGGGGGGCTGGTTATCCAGTGGGGGCGAACTGCGACCATTTTTGATGGGGCATCGACAACCGTTTCCCTCCCTCTGAGTTTCCCTGCTACGGCATTGCAGGTATGGACCTCCATTTACGGGGACGTATCTGGCGACGGTGCCGCCTGCCGGGTGTCGTCCGGTCAATTCTTAAGCCGTTCGGAGATTAAGGTTTCATATAACGAGACGAATGCAGCAATCGGAGGGGCGACTATCTCTTGGTTGTGCGTTGGTTTTTAATCATTAGAAGGTGCTACCAATGAAGTATTTTTATAGCCCATCCACCAACGGTGCCTACATCGATTCGTTGAATGACCGAATGCCCTTCGATGCTGTTGAGATCCCGGAAGCCCTGTATCGCGAGCTTTTCACCGCAACCATAGACGGAGTAGTGGGGCCTGGAAAGGGTGGTTTACCCGTACTTATCCGCAACACTGAACCTGCCCAAGAAGAGATAGCGATCAGGCGGCGAGACAGCTTGCTGAGCGACGCAACAATCAAAATGGGCCCGTTACAGGATGCGGTGGACCTGGGAGAGGCTACCGCTGATGAAGAGGCTAGGTTAGCGGCTTGGAAGCGATATCGCATGTTATTGAACCGAATTCAGCAGCAAGCCGGGTTTCCAGAGGTTATTGAATGGCCTGCGGTGCCAAACTTCCTGCAAATTTTGCCGGGTTGAACTGCTTTTAGGCATGCCAATTAAAGCGCTAAGCGGTGCCAAATCCGGCGCTGGCTTACAACTCCACAATGCGAAGCGAGGCTCTTGATCTTGATCTGAGGCGCCCCGTTAAACCACGCTGGCCGAACGCAGGCTTGAATCCGTGGGCAACCCGGCAGGACGCCGGGTTAGCCGTCCTGGGCCAGGGATGGCCCATGACGGCGGCCCACGGATTCAAGCCGGAGTGAGGGCACACCGAGCACTAGCGAGGTGCCGAGTGGTGGGGCAAGAGCCCTTTGGTTACTTTGGGGCTTTTCCAAAGTGACCCGCCGTAAGGGCGGAACCCATAGCCGCCGTTACCGAAGAAACGGATATGCCCCCTCCCCCAAGG